CCACCTATTTGAGCTAACACAGAACCACGACCAGCGAACAAAGAATCATCTAGTCGCCCAGTGCCTTCTCGATCAGGTGGCCATCCTCCTTCCAACCCGGCTTGCAAAAAATGCTCAGGTTTCATTGGGTTCAGGCCAGGTGAAAGAGTGAAAATATTGTCGTCACCAATTATTTTTACTCTCACCCACCGGTTAAAAACCGCTAAGGATGTCCCACCTCCGGCAACATTAGCATTGCCATCAGCGAGCATCCAAGCCCGCATCATGAGGCGACGGATACCAATCGTATTCACTACGATGGTTGCAAACTGCCCACTGGGATTGTCACAAGGTCGCAACATAATCCCACCCGTAATCGTTAAAACGGCTGGCGCGTTCGCTACTCTAGCAAAAACGCGCATTATGGGCGCACTCCACTTCTCCTCATACATTGATGCTATCAATTGAGCTGTTTGATAATGCCATTCATGTGGAAAATTCTTATCATACTTCGGCATATCATAACAATAGAGCTCATCAACTGACAGATCACCCGTTATATAACGGACAAACTCGTCCCATTTACCATAGTAAATTTCCATCCCAGCGGCTGAAAAGAAAGAAAGAACCTTTCCTGCAGCCATAAAACGACGCACAAAATCTCCACAGAGCATCCGTGCCGTCATCACTGGAATTATACAATCAGCCATAAACAGGCGAGTTTTAAAATCAAGAACACGCGCAAAATCACGCCGTTCATCTTTCTCTGAAGCCTTATAAAACCACATTGGAATTATGCCATCAACCACAATAGCTTTCCAATCCCACACCAACAATTCAACAACCCAATCCCAGTGTTCTAACAAAAGCCGGACCTTATCACTAGCTAACTTGTTGAACCCCTGGCCTGGGGAACTGTGTAGGTTCAGTGGTTCTAACACCCCAAACTTATCCTTAATGCCGTACAAGGCTTCATATGGTGTCAAAGGTCGACACCCACGGCAAAAAGGTTCCATTTCCTCTCGTAGCATTCCCTCTATAACATCGTCAAAAGCAACGGTGCTATGGATCAGTTCTTCACGCTTATATTGATCAAGCTGTTTATACAAAGCGCGCAAGGAAAGCTCAGCTGGCACAAATGATGAACGTCGTTCATACACCTTACCAGCGTCATTTTTCCCCTGCGT